AGTTTGCGCGAATTTCGGACATCAGTTGGCCTCCTCGGGGGCAACGTCAAGCGGACCTGCGTCAGTCCACAACCACCGGTCACGGACATCACGCGAGGGCAATTCGCTGTCGTCGATGATGCGGAAAGACTTACCCTCTGGGACATCCTTGTGTGCCACGGCTTCAATTTGGTCGGCGAACTCAGGTGCTGGGATAACCACAGACACCTTGTTGTCGTCTTGCGGGAAGATGATGACCTGCACGGGGTGTCCTTTCAGCGGAAGATTGCGACACATACGTGCGGGAAATCAGCGGCTGCACCTGCGTTGACCGCAAGAAGCCGCAAGGCGGAAGCGGTGGGGGCAGCCGAAGACGATCCGATAACGGCAGTCGATGTTGACCCCGCAGGTTGTTGCCCACTGGCTGACCAGCAATAGTTCGCATCCTGCATCGCTGTGGTAAAGTTTACCGTGTAGTCCCCTACCCCATTGTCAGTGATGGACGACACGTTCCCAGAAGCGCGGATAGCCACAGTCCCGGTCCCGTTGAAGTTCACCCACGCACGGCAGGCGTAGATCGGCGCAGAGCCAGAAGCATTGAGAGCGCCAGTGATGCGGGCTGCGGCCACGCTACCAGTGAGTTGTCCGGCATCAATGCTTTTGTTCGTCAGCGTTTGCGTAGCATCGGCCAGAACCACAGTCCCCGTCGCATCTGGCAGCGTCAGCGTCCGATCCGTGTTCGAGTTGGGTGCGGCAATGGTGAACGTCCCGGTCCCAGAGTTATTGGGTGTGAGTGCGATTTTGCTCATCAGATCACCACGTATCTTGCGCCGCCCTCAACCGTCAGCGTCACACCCGAGTTGACGGTGATCGGCCCGGTGGACATGGCGTTCTTGGTTGAGGGGATGGTGTAGTTCGTGGTCATCGTCTGGCCGTTCTCGTAGAACAGAGCGTCTGTCCCGCCGCCCATCGGACCCTTGGCATTGAGCTGCGTCTGGATGGCTGACGTCACACCATCAACAAAGTTCAGCTCCGCAGCGCTGGCCGTAATAGCTGTCCCGCCGATGGAGAGGGCGGTCGCGTTTACCGTGCCGTTAACGTCCAACCTAGCACCGGACGAAGTCGTGCCAATTCCCACGTTGCCAGAACTATCCACCCTAAGCCGCTCAGCCCCACTCGTCTCCACCGTCACGGTGTCAGCCGCAGGGAAGCGAATGGAGGTGTCGGTATCGCCCGTGTGGACGATCTTGTCCTCAATGGACACATCGCCAGTGAAGACCGGGGAAGCCGTCGGTGCCGCACCGATGAGCGCTGGCGTGATGGTGGTCGAGGCGAGGCTTGTGACGTGCCCAAAGCCGTCAAGGCTCACGTCCTGAATGAACGTCGCGCCCGTGTTGTCAACGCTGTCCTGCGATGAGGTGTCGGCGTGGGACAGGCCGTCAGTGTCCTGTGTGAGGCCGCTGCCAGCCGCGACGGAGAAGGTCGTCCCGGTGAGGCCAATTCCACCGCCAGCAGTGTAGGTGGTGTCCGTCGATGTGATCGTGAAGTTCGGGTACGTCCCCGTGATCGTCGTCGCACCGCCTTGAGTGAGCGTGACCGTCTGGTCAGGGGCAGTATTCGTGATGACGTTGTTGGTTAGGGAGATACCCGTACCAGCCGTGTAAACCGCCGTGGCTGCGATCTGCGTGAACGTGATGTTCGTCGTTCCGAAGACAATCGTGCCCGGAGTGTTGCAGACGTAGAGTTCACCCGCGCCAGTGTTGCCCTGCTGCACGAAGAATGCGTCACCAGCACCCAGTGCATCTGGGTCGCTGGGGCCATAGCTGTCGGTGTCCGTCGAGCGGGTCAGGACCCAGTTCGTGCTGACGGAACCAGTATTGGTAACCGTGTAGACGCCGTTCTGGGTCTGGTTGGTCTGCTGGTACACCAGCACACGGTCATTGGTTGCCACCGTAATGCCGTCGATCACAAGGGCTGCCTGCGTCCCAGCGTTGGTCAGGGTCGCGCCAACACCAGAGGTGCCGTTGTTGTAGGTGGCGTTCAGGTTGATCGGAGACTCGACCCGCACAGGCTGGTGATAGTGGATGCCTGCCGAGGCAATGGTGTCCACATACTCCTTGGTCGCTGCCTGCAGCGGCAGGGTCGGATCGGCTGGGAGCAGCACGGGCACCGTCGTGGTGATGGTGCTGTTCTCGACCTTGAAGCGCTCCGCGCCCCCGGTCTCCACGGACATCGTGTTGGCGGCAGGGAAGCGGATCGCCGTGTCGGTATCGCCCGTGTGGACAATCTTGTCAGCGACGAGGACAGCGCCCGTCTCGTCCTGATACACAGACTTACTGGCAGCGTAGGAGATGAAGATGTTCTTGACGCCCACGCCCCAGTTGACAGCGGAGCCGCCGTTGCTCGAGGCGAGGATGGTCGTGCGGGCTAGGGTCGGACCCGTGGTCGAGTAGGTGCCAACGCCGACCTCCCAGTCGGTGTCGTTGGTGATCGCGTAGTATGTCGTGTCCCCATTGGCCAACACAGCCCCAAAGGACTGATAGCCAGTGGCGGCACCTAGCAGGGCGTAGCTGGACGTGCCTGTGGTGCTCGTGGTTTCTTGGACACGATCAGCTACTACGAGCGCCATGGCGACTCCTTACGAGATGCGAATAATGGCGTTCGAGGCATCCGCCGCTGGGAACTGGATGGTGAAGGTGCCCGACGTAGAAATCTTGTCGCCGCCGAAGTCCAGCACCGCAACCGATGGGTTGGTGTAGGTGTGGGTCGGGGTCGTGTTGTAGATCAGAGCGCCACGAGCGTTGATGGTCGCCGACGTGAACGAGATGTCGTCGAAGTCCGTGAACGCAGTGGTGCCAGACGTGGTCGGACTGACGTTGGTCAGCGTCCCGCCGCCAGCAGAGTAGGTGCCTGAGTTGGCAACCTCGTTCGACGAGGTGTAGGCCGTGGTCGTCGCGTCCAGCGTGGCAGCGCTCGAGTAGAGCGCGATCTTGAAGGTGTCACCGCCGCTTGAGCGGAAGTCGTGGACGGCCTCAAGAAGCTGGTCCTTGAACGAAGTGCACATGGCTTGGGTGATCGGCACGGTCGCCTCCTATAGCTTTTGAATGGCCGCAGCCAGTTGTGGGTGCCCAGCCTCTACGAGCGCATTATACACGGTAAGGCGGTCGTTGGTAACTGCCTCTTTCATATACGCCGTCACGACCCGGAGCAGCACTGCGCGATAGGCCAAGGCCTGCTCTCTGATTTCCTGCGGAGCGGAATCCGACACGCTGATGAGTTTGTTCACGCAGCGAAACGCGACTTCCTCGGGCGTCTCACCGCGGTTGCTGGTGGTCGTGACCGTCACGATGGGGGTCAGGGGCAGGTTCATGGAGGCTGCGAACATCAGGTTGCACCGCCGGACTTAACACCATCGCGATAGTCATCCCGCTTCGAACGCAGGTCGATGCCAAAGAGCTGGAGCATGGCCTCGTTGTACCGGTTTGTGTAGAGCTGCAGCATGTCTGCGTCGCCCTTGAGGTAGGTGTACGCCTCAACGAGGCTGCCATACAACAGGGCGGCTTCCGCGTTCGTGCCGAGCCACGACGTGCCAGTGTCCACGATGGACGGCGGATCGTAATAGTAATGAAGCTCTACGGTGAAAGCTCCACTCGGCGTCGGACCAAGGATGAAGTTACCCTCTGTGCCGGTCTGATCGCCGTCGAACTGCGCGTAGTACTTCGGCAGCCCTTGCGTCGACGGGCCCGGGTAGGCCTCGCGGATGAAGTTGACATCCTTGTCGTACAGGTAGCTGTAGTTCCCAGAGCCGTCCACGACAGCCAGAGAGAACACCGAGAGGAAGTCAGATGGGCGGGCAAGGTACTGATTGCCCGCCGTCGTCGCTGCAGTGGCGTTCTTCCTAAGTTCAGGAATCTGCACCGACCGATAGATGCGCTCCTCGGCCTGCTTCACGAACGTGGGAATATTGTTGACGAACGATGTTTCGCTCGTCTCGAGATAGTCCTGCAGAGCCTGAGTGAGCTGCGTGTAGTTCATCTATCAGCCATTCTTACCGTAGGAGCCGCCCTTTTTAGCAGCGCCCATGCCGCGGCACTTGCCGCCCATGGCCATCTTGCCAACACCGTCAGCGGCAAACGCCGGGACTTTCTTCCCACCCTTTTCGACCATCTTGAGCTTACCGCCCATGGCCTTATTCACCAACTTCGGCGGCTGGGAATGCTTCATGGCGCGGTCTGCCGCGGCGTCAGCCTCGGTCTCGAACTCTTTGTCGCTGCGGGTGCGCGGGCGCATGCTGCTCTTAGGGGCCATCTTGCTGCCCGGCTTCAAGTTAGCGCCGGGGTTTTTCCCACCGGAGGCAGTGACTTTCAACGTACCCTTCATCTTATTCTCCATCAGTTGTGACCACGGTCACGGTTCCAACAGACCCTACCATATACTGCAGGGGGTTCCAAACGGGATTCCACCCGAACAGACCGTTGCCCGGGGCGTAGTCTGGGCGTGGGTTCATGAGGGCCTGCGGGTCGTTGATCTTCACCCGACCAAGAAAGTTCTGCGGCTGATCCGGGTCGGCGATGTCCCGGCCCACACGAAAGCCCGTTTTGACCCCGTTCTGGTACTCCCAAACGAGATCGGAGAGCTTGTAAGTAAATCCGCTGCGGTCACAGATACCGAGAGCTTTGCTTCCACGAGCGTAGGCGGGCATCAGACACCCCCAATCATCATCGTGTTGAACGGCACAAAGCTGACCGACGAGCGGTCGCGGTCCTCACCGGCAGCCAGCTCAAACTGCTCATCGTAAATCTGCTTGAGCGGCAAGATGCGGTCCACTGCCTCGGGCTTCTTCATGGCAATGTAGTATGCCAATCCAGCGACGAGGGCGGGCACGAAGCGCGGAGGGATGTTTGTGGTGTCCCCGCCGATGCCCGAAGCCAGACCGTCGATGCCCTTGAGACGGTAGTAAAACAGCGTGTAGCTCTGAGAGTTGTCCGGCGTGGGCCAGAACGTCACCGTCGTGCTCGTAGGCAGGCGCTGCACGAAGATTTGGGTCGGACGGCCCGTGATCTGCTTGTTGGTCTGCTGCGCGTAGGTGGACACAGAGATGCGCTCTAGCGCGGTATCCGTCTGGGAAGTGCCGGTCCCGGTCCGCATCTGGTGTTCGATGATGTCAATTGTCCCAGTCGGCAGAATGTATGTCGCGGTCCCGGCTGTCAAAACCTGAGTCCCAGCCTCGATTGTGAACAGATTCAGGCCACGGTTGGCCCACTCAAGCGTCATCAGGTTCAAGCTGCGCCGTGCAGTCTTGAGGTCATAGCCTGAGCGCATCTCGAGACCAGCCCGCTCAAAGGCCTCTTCGAAGAGTTCCGGCAGATCGGGTACGACGACAGGCATGGTTTAATCCCTGAATTTCGCGGTCTTCTTCGCGATACGTTTCGGCTGAGCCACGAACTGTTTGCCCTTGGCGGTCCCCTCACGCTTGGCTCGGGTTGTTGCAGCATACTCTGCAGGGCTCAGCGCGTCACGTGCCTTCTTCGGGAGATAGCGCTCGCCGGTCTTGCCAGACGGTTTGCCGCTCTTTGTCCCCCAGTCCTCCTTAGTCCACTTTGACATGGACTTTTGGGCGGCAGTCTTCTCGCCGGTGTAACCGCCGCCCTTTTCTTTGTAAATCTTACCAGCGAGCTGCATGGCACGGGCGGAGTGTTTCCCGCCCATCTTGGCCTTGGCTTGCGCCTTGGATTGCTCCCATAGCTTCTCGTTGGTGCGGCCCATGGTTACTTGAACCCTTTCGAGCACTTGGCTGCGCGAGCACAGTCAGCGGGATAGCCGCACTGGGCGCAGGGTGTGAACTCTGCAGCGGTCTCAACAGCGGTTGTATCAACCGAAACGGTGGATTCCTTGGCAGTTTTCTTGGCCATTAGCACATCTTCCCTTTGGTTTTGCCCTTCATGCAGCAGCCGTCGCCACGGGTCATGCCACCCTTGGCCATCTTCTTTACAGCACCGCCCTTTTTCATGCCCATCGGCTTGGCGCGCATCGCGTCGAGCTGAGTAACAACAGGAAGGCGGCTTGCCGGGGCGTTCGCGATCTGCTTGCCCATGTTTCCGCGGCTCATCATTTCTTCTTCCCCTTTTTCACACCCTTGATGGTGCCCTTGTTCTCAGCAGCATAGAAGACGCGAGCACCGGCCTCCTTACCATACTGTTTGGCCATCGCGGCCTTGATCTTTTTGCCTTTGGCGTTCAGTGGCATATCAGCACTTCCATTTTCGTAGATAAGCTGCGAGCTTATCGGCCATATCCGAAGAGTCTAGCACGTTTCCTGCCGCAAGGTTACACCTACCGCACAGTAGTGACCTGACTCCCCCTGTTTTGTGATTGTGATCCACGCACGGGCGATCCGCCTTACGACCCTCCATTGCAAACTGAGAGCCGCAGCAGTCGCACTTGCCCCCCTGCTTGAGGAGCATTGCCGCAAAGTCGGCTGCAGTGATGCCGTATTTGGCCGGAAGATTTAGCGACCTGACATGAGCCGTCGAACAGTCTCGGCACATATAGTTCAGGCCGGACTTCTGGTTCTTGTTTTTGTTAAAAGCGGACGTTGGCTTCCATTCGCGGCAGCGGCTGCAGCGATAATCCCCATTAGAATTGGGTGTTTTAGGGACTCTGCCCCAATCACGTTTTAGCATCGCCACGCCCTCAGGCTCTTATTGATCCTGCTGTTGGGGTCATTGGCCGTCTTGGCCGACGTGAGCTTCTTCTTCATGCCCTTCATCCGGGCACAGAAGCTGTCTCTGCGAGCGCCACCTTCGGGCTGCGGAGCCTTGAGCCCCGGCTTGCCCGGATTTGCGCGGTTATAGCTGGCGCGACCCTTGGCGTTCAGTCCGCCCTTTGGGTTCTTGCCTTCTTTGCGTTGCCATGCGGGAGTCTTAGCCATTTGACACCAAGAGCAGAATGAACATGGCCGAAGCCGAGTTGTTGTTCGAGCTGGATTGCGCAGTGGCCTCCAGCGTGGTCTTTTCAGGGATTCTGACGGGGTACTC